CAGATCCATTAAAAGTAATATCAGATAAGTCAACCATTCCAAAAGTGTAACCTGATCCACCAGCGGTAACTACAACATTCGTAATTACATCACCATCAACAGTGACTAATGCTCTTGCACCTGTCCCATCTCCAAGAATGTTACATGAATATGATCCATCAGTATAATTATTACCTTGTTTTTTGATATAAACTGTCTTTATCTGGTTGTTATTGAGATCAGAATCTCCTGCTTCTCTCACTGCTTGTATTTGAGGATCTGTTGAGGTAGACCAATCATTTGGTAAAACAATATATTCAATAGAATCAAACTTTACAACATCACTAGGACTAACTGTAAATAGATATTTCCACACATAAGGATCTTGAGTTCCAGCAGCTGCTGGTTCTAGGTCAGTAAATGTTGGTTCATCTAAAGACTCAACAGCTTTGGCATTTGCTGTGCCTGGTTCACCAAGACTACCATTATCTAAACAAATATAAACTTTAAATTCAGAAGTTATAACATAGTAATTAGTTTTATATAAACTTCCACTTTTTGATGTAGGTGCTTCATTATCAACTGGTCGGTAATCATGTCGATACATATCGTATGATTGATTAGCAGCCCATGTATGTTTTTTTACAACTCTTCTAAGATTTGCAGAAGTTATTTTTCTACCAAATAGGGAAGTATTTCTATAATGAGATAAGTATTGTTGATTGTCAATTGGACTTGGAGTATTAGTGTTCCAAGTATCTGTTCTACCAAAACCTACTGCGTTTGGATTTGGTAATCCTAAAAATACATAATATGAATTATTAGAATCTAATACAGAATCTACAAAATTACCTGCGTTTGCTATTCTAAATTGATCTGTTACTACGGCGGGCATATTAATAGTTTTTTAGATATTTATACAACATTTTTTAGTTACATTCATTTATACATCATTCAGGTTGTAAAGAACCAGTTTGATCGAATGTTTCATCTCCACCGATTCTCTTAATTGTTGGGAATGTTGATATACCAACTCCTGTTGTCACTCCAACAGTATTACCAGTCACTCCAATTGATATTGGGTTTGATCCTCGTGTAAAACCAGATATTTTACCAACTGAATATTTACCAACTGGACTTACTGCACTACCAATGCTACTTAAACCTGTAGTAGGAGTTCCTGAGTGGATTAAACATGTAATAACTCCAACTCCTGCTGATACTGTATGTATTCCTGCCACAACATAAATGTTGTCCGCAAATGAAACACCAAGTCCCACAGTGTCAGAATCAACACCACTGGTATTGATAGAAGTAAGACCTGATCCACAACGAGTATCAAAGATATAAATTGGATTTCCAATAGATACTGGATTAAACGTGGAAGTGTTATCACCTCTAATGTCAAATTTAATACCTAATTTACCTGATAATGTTGTTGTTCCAATACCACTAATCCTTCCAGTATTTGTTTGTATACCTAATACATCTCCACTTGCAGTTGTTAAATTTTCAAAAGTATTAGAATAAGTGAATGGACTTGATATCAAAACTTGAGGTGGATTTGTTTGACTATACCCCAAACCTGCATTATTTGGAACAATAGATGTGATAGTGCCACCAGCACCAATAGTTGCGGTAGCTGTTGCAGTGCTTCCAACTCCAACAATTGGATTAGTGTTGTCAATTTTACCCAAATTAGATTGTATGGTAACTGGTGGTGCTGATAGTTTGACAGTAGGTGCACTTGTATAACCAGAACCGAAATTAGAAGTGCTAAATCCTGTCACAGTTCCTGCTGTAGAAACAATAGCGGTTGCTTTAGCTGTTGTAAAATCAATTTGATTTCTCTTTGAAAGAGTAAATGCCAATGATGGATCACTATCACCCTCATAATTAAATATATCTGTACTATCAACAAATAATGTTGTATCAGAAACTGATAAATCACTAATGACTTTTGCTACAGGTGTAATTCTTGGTTCAAGACTTCTTCGTTTTTTGGAAACTAAAACTTTATTGATAACTTTATCTTCTTTCTGTTTAATTAGAGATATAGGACGGAAAACACTTTCATTTAAACCTTTTCCAAGGTAAATGTTTGTTTCTAATTTTTTAGATGTATCTAAATTAAATACTGTTCTCTTTTCTTGATCTTTTATAGTTCCAATTCCAGATATTTGAACTTCATCACCAGGTTCAATAGTTAAAGTTTCCGCTAGATTGACTATAGAGTCTTCACCAGAAGTTCCTTTATAGAATAATATGGTAACATCATCCTCTTCTAGTAATGGTTCGGCAAAACTTATAAGATTACCACCAATAATCGTGTAATTTGATTGAGGTTCTTGAATTACACCGTTCACAACAACTAAAAATACATCTTCAATTTTAACATTTGGTTGTAATGATTGATTTAACTCTATACTTACTAATTGATTGTTGACAAATAATGAGAAATTAGTTGTCTGCCCATCTTGGAGATCTTTAATTGAATCAATATAATCAAAGTCACCAAATTGCCATAGTGCAAAATTATCATTAAATGTTTTTTCAATTGTTAAAGTAGATCTTTCTAGAAGATTATTTAATCCTCTTGCAGTAACCAATCCGACTGGTTCTATAACATCACCTTCTTGGAATGCAAATCCCTTATTAACTATTTCATATCCAGATACTTCAAATAAAGTTGATCCTATACCTGTAACTGGTTTTACTATCGCATTGACTCTTAAATCAGTGCCAGTAATAGTTGTGATTCCTAATCCACGTCTTGAAATACCTCTAACTTGTAAATTAGAGTATGATGGTTCAGAAACAAATATTTGTGGATCTTGATAGTTGGTTCCTCCACCACCTACGATTGAGAATGCCAACGTTCCACCAACACCTACTGATGCAGTGACGGTTCCTCCAGTTCCAACATTAACTCCAACATTAACACTGAACTTATTGTCATCTATTTTTGTGACAGATAATGTCTCACCTGAAGCTGGGTCAGTTGACCTTGGATAAGGGTGAACAGTTTCAAAATTATCCCTTGAGCATGAGAATAATATACTTGCATCTGCGATTGTGATAGTATTGGCATTTGTTAAACCATGATTTGGAGATGTAAATATTAATATTCCTGTTACAGGATCGTATGAAGCATTCGTAGGTGTCAAATTACCTGCTGATGTTATAGATATTGCATTTGTATTTGCAGATACAAAACGATGCTCATATCCAAGATCTTGGACAGTAACTCCAATTGAAACTATGTCATTATATCCAGATCCAAATGTTAGGTTAGGGAAAAATGGATATGCATCACCAGCAGTTGTGCCTGAACCAGTGTAATTAAATGTTGTATCAGTTTTTCCAACACTGATACCAAAAATATTTGTGGCACCCACAGATACTACTTGGAATTCAGATTTTTTAAGTGTTAGAGCAGGACTAAAACCTATGTTATCAATCAATACAAAATCATTTGAATTTTTAAATTTATGCTCATTTTTTGTTCTAATTGACATTATGCCAGTAGATCCATTATAAACTGCATTTTCAACTATCAAATCAGATCCACTAAATGCAACACCAACAATATCTGTTATCGATCCTCCTACATTGACAAGTGGTTTGACCACAGCAGGAACCAAAGGAGCATATCCTAATCCGTTTACAGTATTTCCTATTGATATGGGAATACCACCTCTTGGTAATTCATTAGTATTAATATTATTTGAAGTAAATACATCACCATTTGCTGATGTAATACCTGTGAATATAACAGTCGTTACACCAGTTGCACCACTACCACTTTCAATTATTTTAAAGTTTTTGTTTGGATTTAAGTCTGTAGATGGTGATTGGAATATTCCATTTATGAATAAAATACCTGATCCACCAGTTGATCCAATTCCAATTGTATTTGCACCTCCAACCTTTAAAGTAAAACTTGATGTAACTCCTGTAAACTGATCTGACACATCATCATATATGGCATTTGAATCATAATTATTTCTAAGATATACCCTTCCAGAAAATTTAGAAGTTGCAATATCTAAATCATTTATATCTTTAGTTTTACTTACATCACCTCTTGGAGGTTTAGTAAAGAATAAGTCTTTACCTACAATATTATATGATCCTCTAAATCTAGAAACTGTTGTTCCATCTGAATGTATTGCTGGAGATGTTCCAACAAAAGATCTATTAACTTTAATAGACTTAAATGTTCCTGATGTTCCAACAGCACCTCCACCAGTTGTGGCAAATCCAACGTTAACAACTTCCATAAGTTCATCGTCTACCTTTAGTATATCAGTTACAGAAATTGTAGATATTCCACTTAAATGAATTATGTCTGTGGTTAATCCAATCTGAGATCCTAAATTACTATCCAATGTATGTGTTACATCAGTTCTTATCAATGGATATTGTGCTACATCATCAATTACAATTAAAGCTTTTTCATTTGATTTGGACATGCTAAACTCATGAGCATTACCTTCGCCAGGACTCATGAAAGTAACAGCTGTTCCTGCCTTTGTAGTTGATATGAAGAATGTATCATTTTGAGCATTTACCACAAATACTGTTGAAGGTAATGTATGAATACCAACTCCAGATAATTTATATTGAAGTGCAGTGGATCCAACTCCTACAAAAGTTGATTTTGGTTCATAAACTAATTCTTCATTATTTCTAAAGAAATGATTTGGTATGGTAAATTTACCAGTTCCTTGATTTAACACTGAAGAATCAGAAGGGTTAAAAGACTTACCAAATATTGGTACAGAGTTGGTTTTAGGTGTAAATTGTGTTTTTTGTATTCTATTACCACTTATAGAGTTATATAAAACAACAGAATTACTCTCACTTATAACTCCATAATTTAAATTTTCTGGAACATTTACGATATCCATTTTTGTGTAGAAACACTGATTTAATGAAACTACTGTTGTTACTCCAACTACATTATCAGGGAAAAACTCAATTGAGAAATTATTTCCAGATAACTTAGCACCAAAAGTTCCTAAACCAGATAATGAGTCATATTCTGATGTTTCATCCTTTGTAACTGATAATGATCCAGATTGTTGTGAATATGCATTTATTCCATCATGTAAGAATAATACTTCATGAATAGCCTTAGATGAACCTATACTTACCTCAACATTAGATTTTACAGCATTAAATAATAATGAATTTAATGTTGTTAATGTTGAAACACCAACGTTGCTAGTTGATACTCCTGAATATAATGATGTTCTTTCTGATCCATCTTCTTGATTAAGAGATTTAAATCTATATGTCCCATCTGCGACACCAGTAGTTCCTATACCAATTATTTTTGATTTTAATTTTAATTGTGCTGAACCATTATTTTCATAACTTAAAATTAAATTACCACCAGATACTGACGAAGTAATAATTCCTAATTGATTTAATGATAAAGAAGTGTTGTCAGAAGATACATATTTTTCTGATAGGAAAGTATCAGTGCTTGAATGAGATATGAAAGTTTCTACCAAATTACTTTCAATACCAAAATTATCCACTACATGTATCATTGCATACACAGATTCAAAATTACTCACTGGGAAAGTAGCAATAGTAGTGGTTATTCCAGCAGGACAAGATTGAATTCTAGAAGTAAGATTAACTGGACCTATAGAAGATGTTCCAACACCCACAGAATTGGTATTAAATTGTGAGGATGATATTTTTAAATCATAATCTACATTATTTGTTGGATCAGGACTTGTGCTAGGTGTAAATCTTAATTTAGTTATCCCAGTAAAAGTATTTTCATTTAAACTATATCCAACAAAATTATCAGTTTCGTCATTTTGTAAATCAACTCCTGCATTATTTAAATTAGATTTTTGTATTAAGAAATTATCTTCACCATCACCTAATAATATTAGATCTGATATTTCTATTTTATTGAACAACGAGGTATTACTTTTAGTTACTATTACAAGGTTATTGAACAATTCTGTTTGAGCAGAAATTGGAAATTCAAACAAATCTAAGAAGTTATCAGGATTACCTTGAAGGTTAGTAAATTCATTACTAATGTCATCCATAATAAGAACATCATTTGTTTTACATTCAATATAATCTGATAATCTTATATCATTAAACAGGATAAATCTACCATTACCATCTGAAATATCAGTATCAACAACTAAGTCTATATTTTTTATCTCATCAACTCGTTTTTCAGCAAATAAATCCCTTATGATACTAAGACCACTAGTTACACCAACTGTAGCAGATGTAGATGAGGTTATACCAGTATCAGCAAAATTTTTCATGCCACTGGTATGTAAAATATTATTAACAGGAGTTTTTAAATCATCCCACTCAATTGGACTTTGAATTGAGTAAGACATATTCTGATAATAATCATTATCAGGTATTACTTGAAAATCTTCATTCAACTTACCTATATTATCGTTCCATCCAAGATTTTTTAATAAAGAGAAATCTGTTTTTAATCTACCAGTGTTATTATTAATTTTTGATATTTCACATTGAACTCCCGAAACTTGACCTGTGAGAATATCACCCACTTTTAATTTCTCAGCATTTAATATTTTTAATTTTCCTATGGTTACTCTTACAATTTCAAAATTACCAGGTATATCAAAACCATTTCTAACAACATTCACTCTCTCACCTTTTACAAAATCAGCTTGCTCTTGAGTTAAAAAGAAAGTAGGATAATCTGATGCATTGATAAGATTTGTAAAGGTTGTTGGAACCGTTTGTGCTATACCAGTTTTAACGGGATTAGTTTCAGTTGAAAATTCTGATAAATCAATTGTAACTTCATCTTGACCATCTACCACGTTTTCATCATACTTAGAAACTTTAAGTAATTTAAATCCGTAATCACTTGAATTAAATCCAGACTCTGTATTTGGATTTACAGTGCCAGTCGTTCCCACTCCAACTATACCTTCTACAAAAACTCTGTCATTTGCCTTGAAGGGATTTATTGGGAATCCAAGAGGTGGAGTAGGTATTCTACATGTATATGAAGATCCAGCATTTGAAGTCACATTTGTAATATTAATACCATTATCATTATTAATTGTTCTCAAAACCACTCCAGAGGATGGTAAACCTTTTGGTATTTCAACTACATCTACTGATAGAATACTATTTTCTAACATGATGGGTTCTAAGAATCCACTTTTTATTTCTTCTCCAGTGTTATCATTAATAATTATGATATCAGGTGCATTAATATAGTCTGCTCCTCCATCAGTTACACTAACAATACCTAAAGTATTTGTGTTCACTATGTTTATATTTGAAGCAATAAGACTCTCTGGTTCTAAAGTCTTATCTGAAGAATATTCAAAACCCTCATTTATAATTCTAACTTTTTCAATATTTCCAATAGTATCAGATTTTGCAATTATGACAGCACCTGTTCCTTGAGTGGTGCCACCTATTCCTACAAAATTAGGTAATTTTTTATAATTAGATCCAGTAGAGGTAAGTCTTACTTTACTTATTGATCCCTCTGTATTTTTAGAATTAGTAGTATAACTTAATGAACTTGTTTCTGTAGATCCATAAGATATTTTTTCTGGTATATCTTTTATAAAAAAAGTAAATGTAGATAATCCTGTTACCTTTATGTTATAATCACCATTATATACACTATCTAAGAAAGATATTTTTGAATAATTTTTAACATCAGTATCAACTGTGCTAATAGATCCTGCTTTTTCTAAATTATAAAACAAAACATTTGGAATGCTAGTTCCATATCCAATGGTTAATTTTGCTTCAGATGATCCTGGTGAACCTGATGTTGAAATACTAAAAATAGATGATTGGCCGTCAGACACAAAATTATTTTGGAATTCATTATCATTGTATAATTTAAATTCATATCCATTTAATGTAGAATCTGAAAGATCAAAAACTAAATTATTATTTTTAATTGATGTAAGGCTAGGATTAATAAGTGATATGGTTTGAGAACTACCACCAGTTGATGCAATACCTACAACACTAGGTATTGATTTTCCAGCGTCAATGCTAGTTTCAGATAATTTAATGTTGTTATCATCAACTCTGTATACATAATAATTTCTAATTTCTAATCCTTCTGGTAAAAGATTAGAGGAATATTTTACTTTATCTCCAGTTTGTAATCCATGTTCAATAATATTAATTGAATTAGAAGTGGTGTTAATACCTGTAGAGTTAAATCCTATAGGGTTAATCAAAATACTACCTGATATAGTGTCTCTGACAACTCTTACACCAGTCGATGTTCCTATACCTACAGATAAGTTAGGTTCAACTTTTAAAGATATTTTATCACCAGTAGATAAATTATGAGAAACATCTGTAGTAACAGTTGACTTAATGCTTTCTACTTTTGATGTAACTGAATCAAATACAGTTTCAAATTTATATTTACCACGTAGAGCCTCTCCAACATTTGATGATACGTTTGATATGTCTGTGATGAAAACTTCTGGACTATTGATCTGAGTTTTAATACCAATGTGATTGATATCTTTACTTACAGCAAATACAGTTTCTGGTAAGTTAAAATTATTTGCTCCATTATCTGCACTTACCTGTAAACTTTCAGGCACAACTCCTGTGGGAGTAGAAAATTTAAGTTTTTGATTTGTTTCAAATCGGTGATTATTAATAAAAATTTGTTTTATTGGAAGATTTCTTGTAATTTGTTTGCCACCAAAATCAAATGTTCTTGATAATTCCTCTCCATCCGCAGTTCCCACTCCAACAGTTTCTAATGGATTGAAAAATACTTTTCGATTAATTTTCGAATCAAAGAAGGGAATACTCTTAAAAATTGTAAATTTATCTGGTAGATAATTAACAACGGATCCTGCAGGATGAATAGTTCCTTGAGAAGTATCAGAAGCTCTTTCAACAGTGAGTATATTTTCTTTTCCGTAAATATTAAGAATTTTTAAAGTTTCTGTTCCAATTCCAATGCTACTTCCAATGGTTACTGATGTTGGTATATTAGAAACAAATATCTCAGTTGATAATCCTGCAGATGGAGATGCAGAAATTGTAGAAATTGTATTAGTAGTAAAAGTTGTTACGCCAACTGAAAATGAATTATTTAATACAGAAATATCTGTTGATATTCCTGATACTTTGACTACATCACCAGTTTCAAAATCATGATTTTCTGGGGTAATAACAGTTATATTCTCTTCTGACCATAAAAGAACAGCATCATTTATTTCCGTAATTTCAGTCTCAATTGTTTCAACTTTTTTACCTTCAACATCAGAAATGACAGATGAAAAATCATTACCATCATTATTATCAAATGTTAAAGGTTCACCAACTTTATAATTTTGTCCACTCTCAATAATATCAAAACCAGTAACTGATCCAGATGATATTGATTCAATTTCTATTTTTTGAGTTTGAATCTCATTCGTTTCAACTAAAAAATCATTATTTGCAAATTCATCTGATACTTTATATGGAAAAGTATTTCTCAATAGACCACTCAAATTAAAATCAAAGGTTGTTTGATCACTATCAATAAAATTATCTTTAATAATTTTAGATCTAAAACTATTACCTATAAAGTAAGGAAATGTTGGTTCATTAAGATCATTTACTGTTGCATGGTAAGCATATACACCGTTTGGAAATTCTTTAGTTTTTTCAAATCTACCATTGTGTATATCTAAATCAGATTGTGAACTGTCAAATTTATAATCCTCAAGAAATTCACCCTCTTTGAATGTATCTGTATCTGGTCTATCTTCTATACCTGATGAGTCTTTAGTGTATCCTGATTTTAACCTTACATAAGGTTTAGTTGTATCTTCTGGATCGATTGTTCCAAAAGGACCGTATATTGGATTACCATCATAAGCCCAACCAATAATATTACTTTGTATGTCTGAATTTCCTGCATAATCTCCAAATAAACTAGTGCTGTATCCAGTAACAGAATATTTTAGTTTGTTTCTAGTTGAATCTCTTAACTGTTGATATTCTTTTGATGCATCCGTATCATGATTATTGAGAGTAAGTGATCTAACCTCAGAATCAAAAAATGCATTATGACCTGCTGTTTTTACATTAATTGTTGTGTCAGTAGAATATCCAATACCAGCATTAACAATGATAACATCAGTAATAACAGAATCATTTCTATTTGTGTTAATTCCAATAACAGGTCTTAACTTAGCACCAGCACCAGCACCCGTGGGATCCACAACTTCAAGATCAGGTGCTGAATAATATTCTTGACCTCCAAAATCAATATTTACATTAGTTATTCTACCATTTACAATAACAGGTTTTAGGACGGCATTTTTACCATTTTTTACAGATACGATTGGTTTTTTGTGATTATTGATTATGGATGATCCATATCCTGTGCCTGATTCATAAAGATATGACTGTATTATACTTCCTCTAACTTTTGGTGTAAGTTCAATTCTTACAGGCACACCATCAATTGATGAAATTCCAACAGAGCTAAATTCTGCAAAAGCTTTTATATCAGGATATTTAAATATTTGATTTCCAGATCCAATTGAATTTAATATAACAAAATTACCTCTATCAAAATTAGAAGTTGTTCTTCCATCAAATCCACCATCCGACAATCTGAATGAATTATCATCTACTTTAAGGATATAATATTTTTTAGATGTTGATAATCCAGATATAGTATTTCCTTCATGTGCATATTCTATTAAATCTCCACTATTAAATCCATGATTAACAAAATTTATTTTGTTAAAAGCTGTTGATATACCTGAAGTTTTTACAATTAATTTTCTATTTGCGTATCCATCACCTTCATCAATTACTTTTACATCTGTTAATGTTTTTCTTAAACCTACTTTAAAGGAATGTGTTCCTTGTGCTGTTTCGTTACTATTCGCAAAACTTACAGTGTTAATTCCTGATGATAAATCATCAAGGGTTTCATATAATTTAATATTTCTAGAATTAATAACTTCTGGAAAATATGTTGCATTATTAACTAATGTGCTAGATCCAGATCCAATTTTAATTGGACTATTAACACCAGAATCATATATTATCGGTTCACCTTGAATAAATTTATGATCTGCATTAAAGAAAATTAAACCAATTCCACTTCCAGTCGAAGTAGTTAAACCACCTAAATTAGTTGATGGCCTAGCATCAAAAAATTCTTCTCTAAATCTTGTAGATATGATTGGTTCTAATACACATCCACTACCATTTCCACCAGTTACACCTATTGAAATAATCCTATCAATGTCAAAATTTTGTGGGTCTACAAATATATCTTTAACTTGTCCACTAACAACAGGTTGCACCAAAGCAGTTGTTCCAATCCCTGTAGATACTGATATTTTAGGTAAATTTATAGCATCAAAATTGCTACCTCCATTTAATACATCAACCTTTGTTAATGGTCCAAAGAATACTTTTTCATTTGATTTATAATTTGATATTTCAACACCATTGATTAACATTCCAGTTTCACCTATTGGTGTTGAATCACTACCTCCATCATAAATATTTTGCTCTAAAGGAAATCTTTTGATTAATTTTTGAGCACCAATTGTTGAAGATCTTTGAGAAAATAATACAACATTATGAATTCCATCATTTGAACTTCTAGAAAAAGTTAATTTTTCACCATCATCAATACTTCCTGGTGATCCATATAGTTCTATAATACTATCACTAATTTTTTTAACATAGTAGGATCCTGTATTTAACCCAACAAGATTGTCTCCATTCGTAGAACTATAAAATATTCTATCTCCTGTTTTAAATTTGTGATTATTTGCAAATTCTATATTAGAAAAAATACCAAGATCTACCTTACCACCAAGTATAGCTCCATCTGGTTGAACTGGAACTGGAGGATCACCACTTACTTTTGATAAATCAAAAGATTTATCATTGATACTTATATTAATTTCTTTTGAAAAATTAGAAGATACATTATCTACAGAAATAAGATTAGATGGAAGTGAGTTAGATGCAACATAAGAATCATTATCTTTGAAGTATACATTTTGAACGTCTGAAAGTAAGATATCATTTCCAAACTCTAATGGTGTTCCAGAACTTTTTGCCTTATTTAATTTTTTCCTTATTTTGTAATTTCTACTAGTTTCAAAATTAAAATTATTAGTGTTAGTCAAATCAAGTTCAGTTCTTTCTATTTCTTTAACAATTTTATTAGTTACTGCCACAACGACTGCATTATCAACAAGAACAACATTACTATCACGATCAACAATTTGCACCGCATCTCCTACTTTTAAACTAGATCTGTCAGATACACTTGGTAATATTAAAGAAGTTCCATTTAATCCATCTACAAAATATGATGAAGATGTATTATAAATCCAAGAATTTGCAAATATTTCTTTGTAAGATTTTTCAACTCCATTTTCAGGATTTTCTACTTTATCACCTATTCCTTTAACTGAGATTATTTCACCCTCTTCTACATCAACTTTTTCAGTTTGCTCAAAGTCTGATAATACACCAGTAAGTCGAAGAGACACTTTTTTATCTGTATCACCATCTTCAAATCCAAAATAAGTTATGTCAGATCTTATATTTTCAATTGCTACTATTGGATCATTAAATGAGTTTGTATTAGTTGCAGTGCAACCCAAAAATTGATTAACTGTCTTACTAGTATATGTGATTATATTATTGTTGGATAAAATTGTTCCTGTAGTTCCAAATCCAATTGTGGAATCAACAGTTATGACACTAGCCCCTGCTGACACATTTTCCATGGATTTAGAGTTAGGAACAACTACAAAATCACCTGCCACATCAGTATTTTCATCATATCCGATAAATAATGAAATTTTTTGGTAAGTTGTTATTCCACTCAGTCCAGAGTCAACTCTTTGAAAAGGTTCAATTTCTGATATTGATGCGTTAATATTTGAATCTAAATCACTTCTAAACAGAGTTTGTCCTGTTAATTTTTTAACATTTGCTTGATCTCCAGACAACAGTTCACCTACACAAACTCTTCTTCTAACATAGTTTGCAAATGATGGTTTTACTAATCTTTCTTCTAAATTTAATACTTTAGGTTCTATGCCATATAAAACATTAAATAAAATTCTAAATGATTCTTCTGTTCCCTTAGTTTGATATAACGACCTTGCTTCCCCAATAAACGTCCCTACATCAAGTTTAGATTGAAAATTAGTTTCCTCTAATCCTGGTAGAAAAGTTGTTTTAAATTTTTTGTAAAATTCTTTTAAAAATAAAGAACTTAAGTTTTGAACCGCAGACGATCCTTCATGTTCTGCTGCAGATGAAGAACTGAATATTAAATCTTCTTTATTTGTGTCTGAATGATAACTAGTAATACCACTAAATCCACGAACACATCCAGTGAAAGTATTTGTGGTGATTCCAGTGTAAGTAATTATCTCATCATCAATTTTTAGTAAACCATATTGATTTGGAAATCCTTTTGTGCTAGTAACTGTTACAATTCCAGCACCAACTGTAGTAACACCAACTGTAGTGGAACTATCAACTATAACTTCTGGTGTTAAAGAATTAAAATCTAGATATTTACTTAAATTGTCTGATAAATCTGTTACACCACTTTGATACTCTTGAGAAATGTAATATTGCTTTAAAAAATCAATAGTCTTCGGACTCTCATCCCGAATATAATTGGGAAGTTGATTTGATATGATATCTTGTATTTTTACTTTACTTACAGTCCCTGTTTGTATCATGTTCTAAATATTTGTCCGTTTGGATAACTTGATGAATAGAAATCTCTAGTAAATTGAACTCCAGAAACTTCATCACCAGAAGATATAACATCCCTGACCATATTTATTGAACTATTTGAGATGTCTAATGACACATACAAATCTTTTAATCCAACAACATCATTTGACTCTGGAAAAGCTTGAACTTCAATAATATTATTAGGTTTTTCAGTAGATAATATATTAATTGTTGAAAGATTAACTTCTCCTTTAGTATAATCTACTGACCCTGCTGAAGATATGACGCTTTTAATTGATCCATCACTTAATACTTTAATTATTCTTAAAACACCTGTTCTAAGATCAGAATTTGGAACGTCTGATAGGTATAGTGTTCCTGATTGACCTAAAACAGAAAAACCAGTTGATTTTATGTTAAATCCATTTGGATCTAGGTAAAATCTATTACCAAAACATAATTCATATTGAGTAAATTTATTTAAAGATACATTTAAATTTCTTCTCATTCTAATTTTAGTGATATTTGAAGTGATGGCTTGATTTGTTTCATCAATAACTCTAAGAAGTTTACTATACTTGAGTCTTCCTCCAAATTTATTTAAATTTATTGATTGTGAATACTGTGTCAATGAGTTTAAAACACTTGTCTTTAATTCTCCTGCAGTTGAAATGGCAGAATTATTATAATAAACATTTGAATCAAGTTCAACGTATAATATCTTCAAATCGACGATTTTTTGATTGATTCCCGAAATAGTATACTGTTTTAATTTTGATAAAATTTCACTTTTAGAAAAATCAGACACTAAATTACCATTTTTTGGTTTTATGCTTATTACAACTGTTCCAAATTCAGGTGGATCAAGTTCTTCTCCTCCAATTACAGAAACTGACTCAGTATTTGGATAAATTTTCTTAATTATTGCCTCATAATCTCTTGCAGTGACCGCACGATTCTGTGATGAGTATGTAAGTGGGGAATAATACTTAACAGAGTCAATTGTTTCAATATCTGCACCATTTTGAGCCTTTAAAATAGTGTCTACAGTGGATTCTTGAATATTTACAGCCTTAGTGTTACCTTGACTATCTACTTTTGTTGCTCTTCCTGAGAAAGTAAAGAGTTGAGCACCATTTCCATCAACTCCATCAGTCGTAATATACCTAACATTGATTTCATCACCATCTTCACCTGCAGCAGTGCCTAATTTTTTACCAAAATACCCATCTCCAAACTTTAATTCATACCTTTCATCTTGAACTTCCTTAATTAAGAAGATTTTTGAAGTTGAATCAACAGTTATGATGTCATTTATAAGCTTATACTCTGTTCCTCTACCAGCTGATGCCGAATTTTTTATATTTACGACGATTTTAGAGGTGTCTATTGAAGTATTATCTAAAATAAACCTTTGATCAAGTGAACCATCGTATGTAAATGTTCTTTCAAGGTAAGTTCCTTGAAAAACACTGATATTTTCAAATTTTGCAATTCTTTGATTTGGATTAGATGGATCAACTTCAGTTAAAGTTGTGATTGGTTGAGTAATTGCAAATGTATATGTCTCATTATCAACATCTCCAGTGCACACTATGCCTGGTTCTAAGGTCACTGCAGGGGTTTCATCACTAATTGTAAGGTTAATTGTTACCTGTGCGTTTGCTGCTGTTTTAGACCGTGGTGTATATCCAATATTTGAAGCTAATGACACTACATTTTCTCTCAAAGTTGCAGAATCTAGGAAAGATTCGTTCACAATCATGTTTGAGTTAAATGAATTAATATAAGTGTTATATGCTAACGTATCAATTAAGACAGAAAAGTTTGAACCATCAAAGTCAAAGTCCGTAAAATTGGAATTTGCACGAAGATAGTCCTTAATTGACGTTTTTATTTGATCGAAATCAAGATTTGTGAAATTTGAGAAAGGCATTTTACCTTGTTGCCTCTAATATAAATGAATATTCTTGAGTTGGTAACTCTTGACCGACTATATCGTATACAACGAGAATTTCAAATTCATTTTCATCTGCTGATGGATCAACTTCAACCTTTACATTTTCAACTCTTGGTTCAAAATTGTTGATTGCAGTCTTAATTTGGTCTTGAATGATGTTTGCTGTACCAAAATCAACAAAATCAAAAAGACTTTTGTATACATCTGATCCAAAATCTAGATTAAAAAATTTTTCAGTCGGTATGGTTTCGACAATATTACGCACAGATCTACGAATCGCACTCTCATTCTTAAGA